GTAGAGGTTAGCCCCTACGATTTATCAAAAGGTCGAGTTAGTTACAGGTTATAACACACACAAGGAGCTAGAATGGCAGGCAAGGCAAAATCGGTTTATTTGACCATAAGCCCAAAAGGCACATTTAAAACTGTGTTTAGTAAAATGTTCTTTGATGCTAAAGGATATAACGACTACATCAAAACAGATGAGTTCAAAACCAAATGGCCTGCTACGGAGTTTGATGTTGTAAAAGAAACCTATTAAAGGAGGCTGTATGCCGTGGATTGAAAATGTAGCAGCCGCTGACATCCCAACAGGATTCCACCATGCGGCTGGCCCTAACAGTATGCTGATCAGTATTGTTGATCCTGCAAGCTGGCGACCAGAGTCCAAACATGAATTCAAAGAGCGTCACAACTTTGAGTTCCTTGATGTAGAGGAAAAGGATGAGGTTCTAGAAGAAGCCATGCGTTGTAGTCATGAGCAGGCCGCAGAGCTTGTTCGACTACTACAACATGCTCTAGACAATCGCATGAATGTGGTCGTGCATTGTTATGCAGGCGTTTGCCGTAGTGGTGCTGTCTGCGAACTAGGCGTCATGATGGGCTTTGACGATGTAGGCCGTTGGCGCAGTCCAAACCTGCTGGTCAAGCATCGCATGATGAAGGCCCTGGGTTGGACCTATGACGCAGATGAAAAGCCCAACATTGACGATTGGCGTACTTTTAGGAATGAACTATGAGCATTTCAAGAGCTGAACAGAGTGTTATCAAACATAATCTAGAACAGTATCGACTAGATCAGACTCGTTTGGAAAAACAACGAGAGCAAGATTATGCCAAAAAAATTGAAGAACGCAGGCTCGATCAAGTTATTGCAGAGCGAGTGTCTCGAAATCTTCGATTGGATTTGGACAAGGGTCGACACATTGATCTAGAGTGCTGAGGTTGACTTTTTGAGCATTTGATGTTATAATATATTAAATGCTTAAAGGAAACTCATGGAATATCTTGTCGAAGCCCGTAGCGAAAAAACCCGCAAATTTATTGAGTGCCTTATGCCTTCAATAATCAAACAACTAGGATTAACACGCAGTCGCAAGGCGGTGGTGATCCGTGTTGCTCGCGGTGAATGTGACGGTATGGGTATGACAGTTCCTGTTGATATCCTAGACAGCTATGTGGTAGTGATTAGCCCTATGAAGTTAAAAGAGCTTGGGCTAACACTGGCACACGAAATGGTTCATGTAGCACAGATGGCCAAGGGCAAATTAAAAACTGCAAAAAACGGAAGTGCCGTTTGGTGCGGAAAACAGTACAGTAAACGAACAAAGTATTTGAACATGCCTTGGGAAGTAGATGCATTTTCAAAGCAAGAAATAATTTTTCGAAGAGCAATAGAATAAAAAGGAGAACAGTATGCCTAGTGTATTTTTAGTCAGCGACACTCACTTTGGACACACCGGCGTATGTAAGTTTACTCGCAATGACGGAGTCACAAAGTTAAGACCTTGGACAGATCCGGACGAAATGGACGAAGCCATGGTTAAAGCGTGGAACGAAAGAGTCAAGCCCACGGACAAAGTTTACCATTTAGGTGATGTTGTTATTAACCGTAAGGCTTTAAAAGTATTGTCCCGGTTGAACGGAGACAAGGTGTTGATCCGCGGTAACCACGACATTTTCCGTGACGATGATTACAGAGCTTACTTTCGTGAGTTACGTGCATATCATGTTATGAACGGAATGATCTTAAGCCACATTCCTGTACACAGCGACAGCTTAGGGCGTTTTGGAGTTAACATTCACGGACACACTCACGCAAATCGTGTGCGCAAGGCTCGTGGGGTCGATGCTAGAACAGGAGAAATCTTGTACAGCGATGAACCCGATGTTCGATATCACTGTGTTTGTGTAGAACAAACTCCGGACTTTGCACCTATCTTATTTGAAGATGTTATCGCACGTATTGAAGCAGAAGGCGGCAGTGTTGGATTTAAGAGTGGAAACGGACCCACTATGTGATAACAATAGTACTTAAATAGGGCCTCCGGGCCCTATTTTTTTGACTGAAATTTACATTCCCGGAAACTATTCGATCGCATAAATATATAACATAGGATACGATTATTCCAGGAGTTAAGCATGCCTTTACAGATTAGAAGAGGACCCACAGCTGATAGGCTGAACAATATTCCGCTAGTAGGCGAATTAGTCTACGATACAACGACCGGCGCGGTTTTTGTAGGTAACGGTTCAACAGCAGGTGGTGTACCGGTAACATCGTTCAGTGTGGCAGATTCCAAGAATGCCACAGCAGAATTATTTTTAGGACTGTCCTTTACAGATAACAGTCAGCACAGTGGTATTGCATTTCAATATATCGGCGGTAGATTGCAGGCCACAGTAGCACAGAATTTGTCAAATTATCAAGGTCTAATTTCAGCTGATCAAGGCTTCAAGGGCAGTGTTTGGGCAGAAGACTCTGGAATTATCATTGAAGCAGATACACACACTGTCTACGGTAACTTTGTAGCACAGGGAAACATACTTCCGGACACAAACATAGCCTACGATATTGGCAGTAGCACCAACAGATTTAGAGATTTATATCTAAGCGGTTCATCGATTTATCTAGGTAATGCAGTACTTACTTCCACTGGAACAGCTATTAACTTTCCAACTGGATCAACTATCGGTGGCCAACCGCTGGGTATAAACGAAGGTGACACTTATAATATTACGATTTCTGGTAATGTCATAGCCCAAGATTCTACAGTAATGGTCAATACCAGCAATGGTACATTCAGTGGGGATCTACTAGGTTCAGTATTTGCCAACGACAGCACAATGTTAGTAGACGGCCAAAGCGGAGTTCTACGAGGATCTTTAATTGGTAACGCAGACACTGCAACATTGGCCGCTACTGCCACTGTAGCGTCAACTGTTTCATTAGTTGACACCAATAGTTCTTCATCAATACATTATATTAATTTTAGTTCAGCAGCTTTTGGTAACCAGTCTATTCGAACAGACACCAGTTTAACCTATCAGCCAAGTACTAACACGCTGGGTTTAAGTACACTGAATGCAACCACTATTAATGCATCCAATGTCACAGCTAACATTTTTACAAATTTAATTGACAGTGCCGATAGTTCGGGTATTGTTGTAACTCCGTCGATAACATTTAATTCAGATGTCACAATAGACAACGAATTAACAACTAGGAACATACTTCCCAGCGTTAGTGAAGAAGCTTCAATTGGTACGTTTACTAAGAAATACAGTAAGCTGTATCTTGCAGAAGGAACCAATGCTCTTTGGATTGGCAATGTGGCCATCAGTGTCAGCGGTTCTACACTAAACCTTCCAGCAGGAGCCACAGTAGGCGGAAGTATTATTACTACTTCTGCTGGTTCTAATGCCAGCACTATCACAGTTAATACCACTGGTACTAGTGCAGATCATTATATTTCTTTCTTTGATGCACTCAGCGGCGACAAGTTACTCAATCTTAACAGTAACCTTAAGTTCAATCCTGGAACTAATCGATTAACTGTTGGTAATGCCACAATTGGTACAGTAACTGGTAATCTAACTGGCAATGTAACAGGTAACGTAACTGGCAATCTAATCGGGTCAGTGGTAGGAGAATTGAGAGGTTCTGTGTTTGCTGATGATTCATCAAAATTAGTTGACGCCGTAGAAGGACAATTCTTTGGAGATCTAACTGGCAATGTAACGGGAGACTTAACAGGCAATGTTACATCTACATCAATTTCATTAACCGAAGGTGTAATAAGAACAGTCAGCACTTCTGAATCCAACATTCCAATTAGAAGTGATAATTATACCAACGTTGCGAATTCAACAGTTAACTGGAGGTGGTTCAGATCAAGAGGCACCGCAGCTTCTCCTCTACGAGTACAATCAAATGATCATATCGGAAGGATTGAATTTACCGCTTTTAATGGTACCAGCACAGACTCAGTTGCACAAATTCGAGTTGAGGCTGCTAGCGGTACGGTCGCTGGACGAGCCTCAGGTCTTATTAGATTTTTAACAGCTGACAGCGACGGCACTTTTGCCACAGCGATGGTTATTTCCTCAAACAGAAACATTACAATGGCAACAGGTGATCTTGCTTTAACAGCAGGAGCAGTAACGGCTGGTGATGGATTTAATACAGGAATGATTAGAATAGCAGACAACATAATCTCTACTACAGCTACCAATGCAGACCTTGAAATTAACCCCAACGGTACTGGACTTATAGACCTTGTTACTGCTACACAGACTACAGTTGGTGCAGCTGGTATAGCTAGCCCACTGCCAGCAACTCCAAGCATTTACTTTCAAATCAAACTTGCTGGAGTCACTTATGTAGTTCCTGGTTATGCTGTTTCATAAATAAAAGCAGAGCAGCAGTTTTTAAAACCTCGTAGACTACGAGGTTTTTAACTTATGGCAGCACTAACTGTTTAATTAATTAATGAGTGATTATTTTAAAATACTGGGTAAAATAAATCTCCAACAGGCATTGCTACAGTTCCAGCCTATAATTCAACACATGAACGAAACTGGTGTAGATCAGTTTGGTCTCAGTGGCCGTATAGACTCTAATGGAAATTTAGATTTTGGCGAAGGTAGGACTCGAGGTGAAGTAAAACTGCAAGAATGGAATCACTGGAGAGATGACTCGTACAACAGTGCGTGGTTGAGATCATTTTTAGATGAGCTATCTCCTAGGATCATAGGCAGAATAAGAGTGATGCGTGTGCGCTCAAGAGTATGCTACGATTGGCACAGAGATTTCACTCCAAGAATACATGTTCCGTTGATTACTCAAAGTGATAATTTTATGGTAATCAATAATGAATCAATGCATCTTTATCAAGGTGTCTATTGGTGGACTGACACTACCAAGTTTCATACTGCCATGAACTGCTCCAATAGAGATCGCTTTCACATCGTTATAGAAGTTTCAGAATGAATAATCTAATTTGGTTTACCGGTGCTCCCGGCAGCAAGTGGTCAGGTACCGCTAATATTTTACAAGCAATCCAGCAATTGAATTTTAATATTTCCGACAGGACACCTGAGCGAGAATACACACACACCGGCCCTACACCCCTAGCAAGAAGTATTACTCACACTGGAGTTTATTTTGGACCAGGACACGGAGTTGGAGAACACTGGGATCGATTGTCCGTACTAGATTCAAATTCAATAGTTCGAGAAATTACCAAAGAATGGGCAGACGCATCCTACGGAAATCTGTTGGTAAAAAGCCATTTTTTAAGTCACCATTTAGATTTTATCTCAGAGACATTTCCAGACAATCCTATCATTATGGTATTCAGACCCAACCATAAATGCGAACAGGGTTGGTTTGGAGCCGGCGGCTGGAATATATCATATCCTAACTATCGCCCTTATTACAAAGATGACGATACCATGAAGTCAATGATTGCAGAACATAATACATTGATGTTGGATTTTTGCAAGAAGAAAAACATCGTTCCTCAAAAATTTACTCGCGATTTCTTAAAAGACACATTCAACTGGACTGTAGATGAAATTGCCGATTCTGTTCAACGAGATTGGGTAGACCGACATATTCAGCACACCGAAGGAACTGATGATGTAAGTATTGCCATATGGAATGTTAGAAAACTAGACAATGTATCAATATCTAAATAATCTAAAAATAGATTTAGAAAATTTAAAAAATCAAATATCTTTAATTCCCGAAGAGCTGTGGCATTACTGGGTTAATCCTAGAGGAAAGATTGTTAAAAACTACAAACATGTTTATCTCAAAGATACCAACATTAATTTAAATTTAATATTAGATCAATTAAAAATAGAACACGGGCTTGTGGAATTCTTAAGATACGATCCATTTAGTAGGTTACATCCGCATACTGACTGGGAATTCAAATCGGCCATACTGTTTGGTATATCAGACAACAGTAATATTGAATTTTGGCAAAACGGCAACAAGATTGTGGTTCCTTACATTGCCCCCATTCTAGCAAATTTACAAACATCTCACAGCGTTGAGAACAATGTTTCGGATTTTAGATATTTGTTAAAAATACCATTCAAGGCAGATTACAAAACAGTGCTTCAAGAAATTAACAATTTAATTTATTAATTTTTCTTATACTCAAAATACAAGCGATCGTTGTTGTCTTTCTTGAAAGTTTGCAGTTCTAAATTATGTCTATGCCCTAGTTCGTAGGCCACTTCAAATGTCCAAGGAAATATATCCACATACGGGCCGGCAGGCCATAATATACCTGGATTGGCTCTAAAATACATTTTACCACCAGGCATTAATATGCTGACTAGTCGTTCAAAACGCACATCAATTTCGTCTCGGCTGTTGAAGTTCAAACTGCCAAAGACTATGATGTGATCAAAGCTCTCGGACTCAACCTTAAACTCCAGAATGTCAACCATGTAATCAGCACAGTTGTTGTAGGGATCGATACCCACTAGATTCTTAATGCGACCCTTGAATGGATTATACCCGCAGCCAAAGTCTAGGACAGCTTTAGGATCTGCCTTGTTGATTTCCTCAACAAGTCCCCAACCACTGTATTGATAGATCTCTGTAGTTGGTTTCCAAATTTCCCCAAAGAATCTGTTGAGATATCGTTTGTCTAATCTATCTACCACTGCCTCTAGATTGCCGGTAAAATCAATACTGGTAAATTGCAGTTCAGTTTTTACACTATCTTCAAATTTGAGAAAACGGGCAGGAGTCCATGGTAAGTCAGTGACCACAATGTCTTTAGACAGGGAATCTCTAACAGATTGATATTTGGGCAAATTAAAGGCTGACTCTAATTTTTCTGCAATCATATTAAAAATTCTGGTATTCATTAAAAATTTCCTCTTTAGGTAAATAATTCTGTAAGATAGTAAAAAATATTCAATTCTTTAAATTTTTTTATTCTACAAGCATATATAGTTATCAAGGAGACAAATAATGCTGACTAAAAGCGAGTTCACGAAAGGCCTAATGGTATTGGCCATAGCCCTAGTTACTACTGCCGCACAAGCATGGCAACCCAGAGGCACAGTTAATTTTATACTACCTAACGGCCCTGGTGCAGGCAACGAAATTAGTTTTAGATTGTTGGCCAGTGTTGTGGAGCAAAACAATCCTGGAGTAAAATTCCAACCACAGCACATGCCTGGCGCAGATGGAAACATTGCTATGAATCATTTGTTTAACAAAACAGCCAATGATGGACAGACTCTAGCAGTACCTGCTTGTCAAAGTGCATGGGTCACCCCGGAAGTTTGGTATCCGCAGGTGGCCAAATACGACATGATGCAGGCGGTGCATGTAACACATATTGCAAGAAGCCCATTGGCATTTTGGGCACATCCTAGTAGCAAGATCAATACTCCCAAAGAACTCATAGATGCTATCAAGAAAAAAGACCGACAGATCAACATTGCCATTGGCGGCGCTGGTCACAAACTAGCAGTTGAATACCTAACTACCAATCTCAAAGTCGCAGGCGGCGACATGGTAGAAACTCCTATGTACAAAGGTCCAGCTCAAGCTCTGCTAGATGTCATGGGCGGACATGCTGAATTTGGTGTTACCCCAGTTACTGTAGGCTATCCTCATGTTCAAAGTGGAAAATTAAAACTAATTGGTATTGCCAACGATTTTCCTCTAGCTGGTTTAGAGAAAGCACCATTAATGAAAGATCTTGTACCGGGTCTAAGCATACACGGTTGTTGGAACATTGTTCTGCCGCCCGGCACTGATCCAGAAATTGCCAAATGGTATAGAGAACAATTTAATGCAGCCAGCAAGCATCCCGAAGTACAAGAAAAGTTTAAAGAAAACTTCATGTTTGCTACACCAGAATGGCAAACAGAACAAGGCCTAAAGAATGGTATGATTGGCCTGCGCCGAGTTTGGCAACCGATCGCACAGAGAATTAAACCAGAAAATTAATTGGAATTAATTCTTACAAATATAATCTATGTGGCCTACCGACTCATAGTCAGCGGGCCCATAGTAAAAATACTCAGCAAATATCTGCCCTACTACTTGGCTGTGTTTATTATGGCACAGCTGAGTTTTGCCTACGATACTTTTGTCTTTGGACATTACTTCAATGCTTTAGAGTTACCTGATGTCGTTGAATATCTAAAGTCCGATGTACTCTACACTCTGCGAGTTATAGCAGCTTGGTGGTATATAAGATTTATTTGGAATAAAATAGGAAACTATTGGCTGGCAGTATTCATAGGTGCCGAGACCACATTTATAATAGATTATTTTATCTTCGGCCATCTTTTTACTTAAATATCCCAAGAGGATAAAAGAACATGGAAACATCTGAAAGTAATTGGGAAATGCTTAAAGCTAAATCAGCATATCATTTTGACAATTGGAAAACTGATGCAAGGTGGGATTGTGTACAAGGAATAGGAAGATTTCTTGGCAACTGGGAATACGAACTTGCAGAAGTAATTAAATCTGCACAGCCAGTGACTTGGAGAACTAGATCCGAAGATGGCAAACCTAATAAACACATTGACAAAGAAGAATATGATCTCAGTACAGCCGGTGCTGACCCCAACATGACCATTGCCAATTTTGAATACAAACTAGAACCTGTATTCAGAGAAATGTGTGATAAAATAGGGCTGACAAATAGGTTTGATAGAATACATGTACAATGGCCTGGTCAGGTTTTTACCAAACACATAGATAAATTACAAAAAGTCAACCCAGAAGATCCATTAAAGGTCATGCGTATTATGATACAGCTTACTGATTGGGATCAAGGACATTTTGCACAGTACGGTAATTACACCTACAGTCATTGGCGTGCCGGTGATATACACACCTTTGATTGGAAAAATGTTCCTCATAGTTCTGCCAACGCTGGATTAACTCCCAGAGTCAGTTTATTAACCACAGGTGTTGTCACAGATAAAACTCTTAAATTTTTAAAAGAAGCACAGAACACCTACGAAATTCCAGTGATAGAATATCAGGCCTGGATGGAATATGGGCTACTAGATAAATGAGTGACTTGTACTATCAAACTACTCTTCCTGAACGGTATAAACCGTCAGATTGGATGGGGAATCAATTTCAAGAGAATGCAGGCCTTGAAGAAATGTATGCTAGAGTAAATGCGTTGAACCCGACTCTGGTAATTGATGCTGGCTGCGGAAAGAACCAACATAAACCATTCATTCAAAATTTGATAGGTTTTGATGCAAGTCCATTTCCAAATGTTGATATAAACTGTGCAATTCTCGATGCACAATTTGAACCAGACAGTGCCGATGCTGTGCTATGTCTAGGAAGTATACAATATATCAGTAGAGAATATATTCTTGCCAATATCAATAAAGTCATTGGCTGGGTTAAACCTGGTGGTTTGATTGAGATGCGTGTAATGCTCAATGATGAATTTTCTAAAGAATACCATGCAATCTACGACAAAGACGCTGTTCGATATCCCTGGAACGATCAACTTAGAAACGAAATTACAGAAAAATATAATTTAGAATATGTTGTTGAACCGTGGACTTATAATGCCACAGCACCTCTAGAACTATTAGAAAAGAAATATGAAAGAATGAAAAGAAATCAGGTTGATACCGGTGTTAAAGATAATCATTGGTTAGAATCAAAAAAAATTAAAGATAGTTTAATGCAACAACTTAAAAGACAAAGTTGGACTTGGAGGAAACAAAGTGAGTAAAAAAATAATTATTAAAAAACCGTGGGATCAGTACCTACAAGAGCAACGAGAACTAGATGAAAAATTTGCCAAGTGGCGCGAGTTACGTGAACAAAAATTAGTAAAAGCAGATAGTCATCCTAGGATGACCAAAGGCATTGTAAGTAGATGGGATCACTGTGAAAGTTATGCCAATTATGATCAAATGCGTTGGGGTCCCGATCCTATTGACAGTGTGATTGATCGGTTAGGAGTATTTGAGGGCATTGATTTTTCTGATGATATTGCGATAGCACTGGAACGGTCTCATCCTACTACCTGGATTACCAGAACCGGTACTCAGGGATATGACAAGCCCGGAAGTCCTCATTACCAAGCATCTACAGTAAAAGAGTTTGAAAGACACGGACTTGATGCAAGTTCTCATGAGATATTTGATTCAGCTCCAATGGGGTCGTGGTGTACAAAGATTAGAGATTATATTGGTCTAGATGAAGAGAAGGCACATCAAGGCGCTCTAAGAGAAGACGGTTATTCATTGATTCATATACAGCGCCCCATGCAATGTGCTAACAATCACTATGATACATATATGAATATCATGAAGAACGACACGGCCTTGCAATACGAGACGCATCGATTCAGACGATTCGCTATATTCTTAGAAGATTGGGTTCCTGGGCATGTTTGGAACTTTGGTAATACTTCATATACTCATTGGGTCAAGGGAGAATGTATTTCTTGGGACTGGATGCACATGCCACACGGTACTGCTAATATGTGCATGAAGCCACGATTTAGTTTGCACCTAACAGGATATATGACTGAATCATCGTACAAATTTTACGAAGAAGGAACCCCTGATACCAGATATCGATGGAATGAAGAAACTAACATGTTTGATAAAGTACATGACCAACCTCCTATTATTCCAAGATGATCAATCCTAATTTTTGTTTTGTTACTGGCGTGCCCGGAAGTTCCTGGAGTATGCTTTCTCATCGTCTTAAACTTATTTTAAATCACGATCTATCAGATATCAACGGATCCCGCCATCATCTAGCACCACACCGAGATCCCACACAGGATACCAATAGAACACACCTTGGAAGTTATTTTGGACCTTATAATGAATTTGGTGAACGCTTCGACGATATTCCAAATAATTATACCTTAGAAAGTTTTTACAACGAATGTCGACTTCCGTTTAACCATGACGGCAGTCAGACTAAATGTATTCGAAGCCATTGGTTTTCTTATAATTTAGATTGGTTATGGGAAAATTGTAAAGGAAATACCCTATTCCTAATTCACAAAGAAAGTCAAGGTGCAATTGATTGGTGGGAGAAAATAGGCGGGTGGAATATTAAATATCCCGTATACACCTGGTATGAAAATAATGAAAAAATAACCCAGCAGATCATAGAAGAGAACAACAGCTTATTAAGATTTGCCAAAGAAAAAAATCTCAAATGGGAAACATATTGTGAAGAATGGTGGCTAGAAAAATTTGGCAGAGAAGAAATCACTCAAACTAACAGGCCGCCAGCCGTCGAATACAATGTAAACAAAATATCAGTCATTTATACGGAAATAACCTAATATGCAAAAACATACATTGGTCTTTACCACAGGAGCGCCTGGGTCATGCTGGAGCATGATCAGTAATCGATTAAAAAGAATAATGCCTTATTTTGATAAAACTGATGAAACCACCGAAAAAATTTATAAAATGCCTGAGGAACATGCAGGCCGACATTATAATATAACCGATACCTCATGGCAACAAACAACTCATGTTGGATCTTATTTTGGTCCATATCATGATTTCGGCCACGGGTTTGACAATATTTCTAAAAACTACACAACAGAATCTTTTTTAAAAGAATGTTTTAAACCTTTCACAGATGAAGAACGACCAAACAAGCTGATTAGAAGCCATTGGTTTGCATACAATCTAGATTGGATATGGAAAAACTGTAAAGGCCATAAGATGCTGCTGATATGGCGTGAACCAAAAGCCGCAGAAGATTGGTGGTATAGTATGGGGGGATGGGATATACATTATCCCATATATACATGGTATGAAGGTCCTGAGAAAATGTCAAAGCAGATAAAAGAAGAAAGCGATCTGGTTTTAGAATTTGCTAAAAAGCACAGTATTGAATGGTGGGACTTTGATTCCGCTGGACAATGGCTTCATTCTAGATTTCCAGATACAAGAGTTATAGAACCAAAGGCTGACCCAATAATCAAAGACACAATCAAAGTTGCATTTTTTGAAATTGTTTAAGCTAAATACTCTATATGTTAGGGGATAGTATGTCAAAAATTTATTTTATTGTAGGAACACCGGGAACAGGCACAACAATTGCAGCCACTAACCTGTTGAATACCTACAGAGAAAACAATCAAGTCGTCAGTTTAAGAACCATAGGAATTCCAGAAAGAATTAATGATTCGGGAACAAAGGCGGCAGCCGAAACACTAGATAAAATTAGTCTCATGCTGCAAGAGTCTACTACATCTATTTCAGTTGCAACTATATTCATGGGTTGGAGGGTTCCAGACCATATAAACGAAATTTATTTGGCATATCCCTCTGCTACTTTTATTTTTACAGATAGCAATTTAGATGACCCAGAAAGAAGAATTGTGTTTGAAAAATTTGCAACCTCGCAAGAGATGTCAGCTATTATTGCTAGACAAAAAACAACTATTGATTCTTTCATTGCTGCCAATTCTTTGACATTAAATTATCAACGAGTTAATGCATCAGTTTTCAATGCTGACTATACCTTAAATTTAGAAAGTACAGGAACTATTGGAATAGCTGTACTAGAATCAATCTAACAGTTTTTTATAAGATTGATCAATTTCGCTGGCGTTTAAAAAACTTTTAAGAACGCCAATATCTAATGTTCCCCACGTAACAGTTAGATAATTTTTGTTTACATAAGACTGCCTAACATTGTTCAACAGTGTTAGGTTTTCTTTTATGTAGTTGATGTAATCCGTTTCAGTAGAATTTTTATTAATTTGAAACCAAAGCTGTTGTTCTGTTGGATTGATTAATTCATCTACATACTGTGCGTACTGATTTTTATAAGATGGTTTTAAATTAAAATGATTTATAGCACAGGGAAATCTTGCTGTAGTTTGCATGTATCGGTTAGTGACTGAATCTATATCAGTGTCTATCAATGATATAATTTTGGCCTGTGGAAATTTTCTATGCAGCTCAGCCGGAGTATCATGCAATACCCAATGGATAATCATGTTGGCAGGCAAGGTGATTTTTTTAAATTCTGTCAACCAATTTGTGTTATAAAATTTATCCCAGTCTTCCGAGTTCCACCATTTTAATATTCTTTCCCCTAGAATAGGTACTGTTTTATTATCCATGATTCGGTCATAATGATATTTGCTGATGTCTTTTCCAGCAATGGTGTTGTCTAAAAAAACATCCCAAGGGTCAATTCCGTTGTGTTTAGAACTGTACCAATAGACACTATTAAAACAACTGATTATTCTCCCCAACCGATGTCCGCCGGCACCTTGGTTGGCCAATATAAAAAGATAATTGTTATTATTAAATATCGTGTCCATTTCTTTCTTTAAAATTATTTCTAGCAATGTTATAGTTATCTACGTTTACGCTCCAAACACTTTGAGCGTTATTGAATAACCATAGATTTTCATGCAGACAAGTTACCATATGCTGTTTCTCAAGCAGTTTAAATACTCGATGACTTTTATTCATTGACTGAATTCCGTCTTTGTTGTTGTGGTTTGTTGTAATTGCATAGTCGGTATAACCTGCAGATAATGCCCACAATATCTGTTTCGGTACATGATAGTAGAACGGAATAGAATTCATATGAGTTTTGCTTAGTGTTCCGTGTAAGTTCTGATATTCGGGCAATGTTGCGCCTCTAAACAGTATTCTGTAAACATGTTCACCTGCTTCGGGCAAGGGGTGACATCCACTCAATGAAATTATTTTGTCATTGCTGTAGGTTAAGAAGAACTGTCCTCCTAAATTCAAGCACCAATCTAACCGCATGGATTTAACGCTGATGTTATTTTTATATCCAACAAGTTCACATGCTCTACAGAATTCTTCTACAGCTGATATTTGATCAGATGTAAATTCAACAGTTGTTAGCCCTTGACTGGATTCCACAAATCCACCTCCTTGTTTGTTCTACCCTGATAAAACAGTATTCCTTGGTTGCTGACTACCATATCTTTAGTAGCGTACCAATCATTGTAGATTGATATGCCGCCCCGAACCCACAACTCGCTATCTACTATTTTAAAATCACATGCCGCCACATCTCCTAGTATTGTTGCATTACTAGGACACAGAGACTTATAGTAATGAACTTTCTCTATGCTGTCAAATAACGTGTTAATAGCAATTGGACCAATTTCACTCATTCCCCAATTGGCTAAAACCTTTGCGCCTTTGGTCACAAATGATTCTATTATATCCCAGGTAACTGGATCAGCACCACAGGTTATCCATACTCCTGTTAAATCCAAGCTATGAAATCCCTTGGTCATCATTATTGCTCGGGCATGTAAAGGAGTTATATGAGAATGAGTGTAATTTTTTATTTTTTTAACAAAGGCGTATGCATTAAAATCTTCAATGTCAACTTCTGCTCCAATTTCTAAAGCAGGCAATGTTTGAGCAAGCAGGCCACCAGCATGAGTGATTTTACAACAAGTATAGACTTTGCTTGATTTAACTATCTGTTGACGATCTCGTGCAAGTTCGTTGGCAATTTTTATTTTATCAGGAGACTGAAAATATGCGTTGGGCTCACCGCTGGTCCCAGAACTATGTATTGTTATACCATTAGATAATATCTGTTGAGGATTGATTTGATCAAAATGTTTCATAATAGTTAGACCAAATTATTTATTATTAACTGGGTAGTTTATTTTAGATCTGAACAAATCTAAGATAAATATCTAACATTGAATAACCAAGATGACTTTAAATATTGTATGCACCAGCAAGCCCGTTGACGGTCTATTGTATTATAGCTACGAACATTGTTCGTATCTAAATTCTCTAGGCATAGCAGCCCGATTGGTTATTGTTGGTCATAGAAGATTCTCAAAAGAAAATTACATCAGCGCCATTGACAACAAGTACATTCACAACCAAAATGTAGTGTTTGATGATTTCACTCCGGCAAAAGACGACATAACGCTGATCATGGGCAGAAGCATGATGACCTCAAGCTGGCAAGAGTTTGCCCGATATCAAGAAACGCAACAATCTACACTGCGAAAATTATTTGCAGGCAAAATAATTTCTGTGTATTCCGAAAATCATCCCGAAGGCTATCCCAAAGCAGTGGAGTTTTACTCTCCGGAGAAAATCATTGATTTATGTGACACAGAAGTTTATTCCAACGGTGTTGGCGAACATTTTGAAAAAACCATCTATTTTGACATATACAAACCTCATACTGATAACATTCAATTCAAATACCTATTTCAGGGAACCAATGACAAATACTATGCAACAGCAGAAAAATTTATTGATCAATTTCCAGACAATGGGATATTGACATACCGTGAAAAATATGTTAACATTAAAAACAATAATGTATTTGCACCAATAGAAAACTTGTTGGGTATTTTTGATACCTATGTCTATGTCAAAGAAACGTTTGATCCTGCTCCTAGAATCGTACAAGAGTGCAAGTACTACGGAAAAGGATTGATCTATCTTAGAGACCAATCGATACACGATGGTGGCAGCGTATACTATAAACGTGATATTAAAAAGCTCGATGTTGCCCCAATATTAAATGCTATAGAGAAACTCAAATGAAAATAAACCCAAAGTGTTTAAACTACACTTCAAATGATAACAAAGGAGCAGCTTATACATCAGACGGATTTATGTTGCCCTGTTGCTGGTTAGATGATCCTCCGGTTTATCGGTATATTAAAATGTGCGGTCTAAAGGATGAAGAACTGTTGTTATCTAATAACGAAAGATTAGAAGATATTTTTACATCAGATCAATGGGAAAACTTTTTTCAAACACTGTTAACTAGGCCTGAAAATGCTTCGTACATGTGTAAAAAGAAATGCGGTGTTGATATAGATAAAGATGCAGTTAGGGCCGAGGAAAGAGCTGAAATCAAGGAGCAGGCCAATGGCAAGAATAACTGATGAATATGTAAAGTATCAACGGTTTGTTCGACCCAATGTTGATGCATCATATCGATGCGTATTCAAATGTCCTCAATGCATACGTCAAAAAACAACAAGTCAAGAACAGATTCGTAGATCCTTTGATCTAGAAGAACATAATTTTAAAAAAATACTTGATTATTACGAATATGGTATCACTTTCTGCGGACAGATATCTGATCCTATCTATCATCCTAATTTCTTAAACATTTTAAAAATGTGTAGCGGGCAAGGCAAGGCAATTAGAATTGCAACCGTTGGAAGTGGCAAAAGTGATGCTTGGTGGGATGAAGCCTACAGCTATGGCGTGGGAGAAAACGCATGGTACTTTGGTGTAGACGGAATTGACAACAAGAGTGAATTGTACAGGATAGGTTCAAACTTTGACGATGTTTGGAAACGAATGAAGCAAGGCAGGGATGCAGGACATACCATAGTCTGGCAATACATTATTTTTGGCTACAACGAGCACGAAATAGATCGTGCGATAGAAATAGCCAAAGAAGAAGATTTTAGTCTATTATTCATAAACACAAATAGAGGTTTTAGCGCAGACAATCCCTTGCTTAGAAAAAGCGTAGACTTTCAACTAACAAGTCCTGATAAAAAATATATTCAAGAGCGAGTTAAAAAAGAGTATTGGGGATATAAATCTAAGAGTCTTAACGACTGGCGAAAGTTATCACATAAAAAATTGGAATCACTATGACATCATATGACGGTTGGGATCGAGAGTACCAAGAAAATAAACAAGCATACCTAGAGTTATTCGACAAGTTTATGTCACAGCTCAACTACGAAAACAATGAACAGTGGGAGAAATCCTTTGCAGAGCGTGTAGGTAAAAAGTATGCTGTATCAGTGGCAAATGCCACAGATGCATTGCACTTTGCATTACTGAGTTACGGCATAGGACCGGGTGACGAAGTACTGGTAACTGATTTTTCCTGGATATCGTCTTCGGCCTGTATTAGTGCAGTAGGTGCAACACCTGTATTCTGTGACATCAATCTAGACTCTTACCACATGAATCTAGACAGTGTTAAACGAATGTACAGCGAAAAGGTCAAGGCTGTTGTGTATGTTCATCTTTTTGGCAATATGACAGATACTACTGCGATTAAAGAGTTCTGTAAAGAAAAAGGCATTGCATTTATTGAAGATGCGGCACAAAGTTTAGGATCAAGTCTACATGGCACAAAGGCAGGCACCATTGGAGATTGTAGCGTGTATAGTTTTAACAGCAACAAAGTCATTGCAGGCATTAACGGTGGTGGCGTATTATTAACTGACAGCGAAAAACAGGCAAAGTTAGTTAAAAAAATTAGACGTCATGGCAAAGGCGACGACTTTGAAATGCTGGGTTTCAATTCTAGAATGTATGTTCTCAATGCAAGAGTCATTGACCTACGATTGCAAAGTATGGAAAAGACTCAGACAAAACGTCAAGAGATTGCTCGTCAATACAACGAAGCGTTTAAAGATTTGCCAGTGTATACACAAACAGATTCACCGGGTCTAAATCATAATTATCACAAATATACATTAAGGTTCAAGGATAAACAAACTAGGGATCGAGTAAAAAATGCACTTCGTGCTTCGGTTCATTATGAAAAGTCGTTGAGCATAAACACAATGTACAACAACATTGCCTATAGAAAAGACGATTGTGTAAATTCTAAATTGGTTTCTGAAACTATTTTATCATTGCCAATACATGCATGGTTAACAGAAGACGAAATTAAAAATATTATAAACACTTTACGTAATGAATTATATGCATGAAGAAATAAAAAAAGCAGTAGACATAGCACAACGAGCACAGCGCAACTACGACCTATCTAAAACTATTCCAGAACAAGATTTAAAAACACTGATATACGCTGCTGCTAATTCTCCTTCTAAACAAAATGAAACACATTATTCATTGAAGATATACACTGATCAGTCTATAATTAAACAGGTGTACGATAATACAAAAAAATTTACATGCAGATCACCTGGACAAACAAGAAGGTTTGGAGTTGACGAAAACGGAAAATACTGGCAAGATGACACACTGTCTGTAAAAAATTCTCAAATACTTGCAAATGTTTTATTCGTATATGTAAGAGAAGAGGGCAGGACAAGATCTGCAACACACACTGCCGCAAAAGAGAATAGAGATAGTAATGCAATGACACTATACGAAGAACAAATAAATGTTTCTATCGGGATTAGCGTAGGTGAACTCATACTGTCTGCGACCCTGTTAGGATATAAAACTGGTATATGCTCAGCCATAGATGAAGATCCAGTTAGACAATTGCTTGGTGTAAATAATAGAATAAAACTGTTAGTGGGGATTGGATATCCAAATGTTGATGTTGATCGTAGATTACACGCTGAAGCATTAAACAAAGATGTTCATGAAGCTGTTCGAAACGGCGAGCCGGATGAACATTGGAGGTTTCCCAGTTTTGAAAAAAATATTAGAGTAACATTAAATGGAAAAATTTTATGAATGAACCAATAATAGAAACAGGGATTCAAAAATTAACTGAAAGCAGACAGATTGTCATCGAAACAGTTATAGAATGGCAGAAAAATAATTATCCTAATAGGACCAATGATTACGCCAAATGCCATAGAGACTTAAATTTAGTTTTTGATGCATATATCTCTGATTTAAATTTACATAAAATCAGTAGTATAAGTTATATAGCATCAAAATATTGGGTAGGGTCTGTTAGACAAATACACAATCTCGAAGTTGAAACTGACGTCCATAAGTTCTTAATTAATTATATTATAGATAATGTACTCGAAGACAAAGAAACAAAAGATCGATTACTATTTCTAAACAATGTATTTCTTAATATTCTTACCGATGGACCGACAACAGGGATTGAAAATCTATATTCGAAAAGAAGGCAGATTCGTGCAGCCTGGGATCAGCAAAAACTGCCAAGCAAGGAACTAATAGAAAATTTGCTTGAGCGCACACTTAATATTAGTCCTTCTAAGCAGAATTTGTTTCCTTTTAAGATTCATGCGTTCGGCCCCGACAATCCAAAAGAAAAAGAAATCGTTGGACAGATTTGTACCTTATACGAAACAGGATCAGTGAATCACTGGGATGATGCAAATCACAACGGAGAATTTAAATCTTTTAATGGAGTGCAAAACATAACAGAATATATTCTCGATGAAGAGGGCAAGGATAGAAGAATATCACCATGGGTATTGGTGTTTGAACAAAGACTTGCAGAACCAAATAATTTTGTTAAAGAATATTCCAACCTGCACGACGACTACAGCAGATTTACACAAACCGACGAAAAAAGATTCAGAGAACTATGCAATACCAAATTAACCTGCATTGAAGTTGGGATGTTTGTACAAGCACTGGCAGGCCTATGTTTAGAAAACGATCTAGGAATATCCTACATAAGATCATTCCCGGAATGGCAATGGGCAGGTCAAGCTGGAGTATATAGAAAGAATGGCAACAAGCACGGGCTAGATTGGAGCTCTCTGCCTTGTATTACAGAACAGCCTTTGATGATTGTACAACTAGGTTATGTAGCAAATGTGCGAGATTGGTTTCGAAGCAACAGCAAAAATCCCAAACGTATGCATTGGGAAAATAAACCAAGTGTAAGCACCATAACAACATTCCATTCGGGAGAATGATATGATCGACGACATTTATAAAAAATACAAGTATGTAAAAGAGTACGATCAAAATGCAGATATACCGGAATCTCTTATAAGCGATTTGCTAGAAAGAACTTGGAAGGTAACTCCGTCAAAAAATAATTTTATGCCGTATAAAGTTCATGTACTAGGCCCCGATCAGCAAGATCTAAAAAACAAAATTTATAAAAAAGCCTACTATCACGAATATAACCAAGACGATTATAATAGACCTGGCGACAAATTACCAAGATTTCACAACATAGTAACTTGCTCGCACCTATTGATATTTACACAACGAGTTGAGGATCAACCAAATCCATTTCAACGACATATGATCAGTAAAGGGCGAAATTATTCACAAATAGATCCTACTAAGATAGACGAACATTATACCAATGCAATTCTAGAGATCGGGATGTTTACCAATACCTTTGCTGCGCTATGTTTAGAATATCGAATAGATGTGTCGTATGTACTATGCTTTCCTAAAAAATTAGAGAACTGGGAAGAAGATGAATGGAAATTCTTAGACCATCGCCCAGATTTTGTGGTGACAATTGGCAAGGGACTAAAATATGTACGAGACACGTATATTGGATTAGAATTGTTAGATACTAGGCCAGATTACGCACGAATTGTAAACTTTGTAAAGAATGAACAAATAATAGAAGCGCCAATCAGAAAATTAATTGATAGTAAATCAACAGTCATTGAAGCAGTTGTAGAATGGCAGAAAAATAATTATCCAACCAGAACCGATGATTATGTCAAATGTCATAGAGATTTAAATTTAGTTTTTGATGCATACGTTTCTGATTTAAATTTAAAAAAAATCAGCAATATAAATAAAATCAGCAATATAAGCCATATAGCGTCAAGATATTGGATAAAGGATGTTAGGCAAATACAGAACCTCGAAGTTGAAACCAATGTCCATAAATTTTTAATTAATTATATTATAGACAATGTACTCAACGACGAAGAAACAAAAGATCAATTACTATCACTAAATGATATATTTCTTGATATTCTCACCAATGGCCCAAGCAAAATACCAACATCCTTTGTTTAAAAAACGCAATTATTAACAATATAAAAATATCCAGGACACCAAATGATCAAAACACTGGCTGATCTAAAAGGATCAGACTATCGCACCGTTGACTTTTATCTAACAAAGTCTTGTAATAAGTCGTGTTACTATTGTACTGCATGGACTCTTGAGATGAGGAATCTCCATGTAGACATGGACTTTGTAAGAACTATTTTAGATGGACTGAGTCCTTACAAAACACGCATTTGCTTGCTAGGTGGCGAGCCCGGCCTTGTTAAGAATCTAAGAGAAGTCATTGCCGAGATTAAAAAACATCCCAATCTAGTAATTCAAGTTTTGTCTAACTCTCTAGTCCGTAAATTTTATCCAGACATATTAGAAGATCCAGAGATCATTTACATCGAACACTTGGTTTTAGACTTCTACGAAGAACGCATTGAAAAATTAGGTAACTTTGAATTCTTTAAAGAAAACGATAAAAATAATTACAATCTAATCATAAAGACTCCTAATTATTTTAAGTATAGAGAACAGTACGACCTATCTGTGCTTGATCATAAAAACACCGAATTCAAAGAATACAATTCAAGGTCTCCGGACTTTTTCACAGATCATAAACCTGTACAGGCACCCGAGCTTAACCGCAAGGTGTGTGCCAAGTTTCCTCTAGTACCTGTGTTTGATTTTGAAATACAAAAAATTCGTCATTGTAGCAGAAAAGTAATTAACGGTTCACGACAGTTTGATGTTACCAAAGAAAACATTGATAAGATGATGAATTACAAACTATTTGAGTTTGAAAAATATTGTCAACGGTGCTATGACATTATTCCAAAACGGCCCACAGCACAAAAAAATCGAATCATTGAGATACTTAAAGAAGAGGAATTGCAAAAATTACAAGTAGGCAATCAATGAAAATATTTTCTGTCGCAGTAAACATTCACGATCACAATACCTATGACGGTGTATTTCACAATCAAGTGGAAAGACACAACCGAAGAAAACACAATCTCAATCGAAAAAATCCTCACGATCCCACGTACAGCAGAGAGTTTTTTAATGAGTACTTCATACCTAACTATATAAGTACCACTAAAGATGAGGTATTTGCATTTACTGTTTCTAACCTAGGTCAGGAATTTGTATTAGACCTGCTTCAAGAAACACTACCGGATACAGATTTTTTAAAATTTAATCCAACCAATCTATGGGACCGATTGCACACAGACAGCTATTACTATATCGACCATCATCAGAGTCATGCTGCATACGCATTTCTAAGTTCACAGTTTAAAGAAAGTGACATACTGGCAATAGACGGAAGAGGATGGCAATTCAATTGCATTTTCATTGACAAGACTGGCCTAATTACAAACTTGTCTGAGAACATGTCAATAGGCGGTCTTTGGAATAGACTAGCTCAGGATCTTGGTTTTGGATACCTTGATGCAGGCAAAGTAATGGGACTAGTGGGGTTTGGCCAGTACAACGATGAAGTGTATGCTATGATTCATCAGTACTTGGAAAATCCCAATCACAAACTTCCTAACAATGCTAGAGATATTCTAAGGCGTGTTCCTAAAAAAGATGTAGCATTTACACTACAGTATGTTACCATTGAGCTTGTTAAGAAATTTGTATATCCTCTTAAAACTTCTGACAATTTATGTATTGCAGGCGGAGTTGCCTACAACGGCTATATGAATGAAGCATTTACCAAGCATTATGTAAATGTACATGTGCCGCCTGCGGCAGGAGATGAAGGTCAGGCCATTGGAACCTATATGCATGCCGACTATGTGTTAAATGACATCGTTCACGTTCCCACAGTCTATTCGGGCGGTGAGTATGAAGTAGACTCTGCCATATTCGAAGGACTGTCTTACCAGCAAAAGCCAATGGAAGAAATTTACGTTGAAGTGGCCAAGGCAATTGCTGACGGGGGCATTGTTGGTTGGTTTCAAGGTAAAAGTGAATCAGGCAATCGAGCCCTGGGTAATAGAAGTATTTTAGCCGATCCTAGAAACCCAGATATTAAAAATATCATTAACAGTGTTGTCAAGATGCGTGAAGACTTTAGACCTTTTGCGCCTAGTGTTCTAGATGAACACTACAAAGACTACTTTGACACCAATCAACCCAGTCCGTTTATGTCAAGGATCATGCCTGTGATATCAGACAAGATTCCGGGAGTAACACATGTAGACGGTACTGCAAGAATTCAAACTGTTACCAAAGAATTTAACAATCATTATTACAGTTTAATAAATGAGTTTTATAAACTCACAGACATCCCGATGTTGCTTAACACCAGTTTTAACTGTCAGGAACCCATTGTGGAAACTCCTCAAGATGCTGTGAACACATTTAAAAAATGTGGATTAGATCTGTTGGTAATAAAAGACTTTGTGGTAAAAAAATGATTGACACAGAAGATTTAGAGTTTATAGGCAATGTTTTAAATTTACAGAACAACGTTTCTGTAGACCTAACTCTCCTGAAAAGCATCCTTGCTACCATGCGAGATAATCCGGAATTGGCAAATGATATCAAAGACTCATTTGGTAGAAATCAGTTTGCTGCCAAAACACAATTGGTGTCCATGATAGATCAAACAGGATGTTTGGACAGCAACTGTGAAGTGGTTATATTTGGTTGTTGGTATGGCAGCATTATTATACCTAAATTGAGCGAGAAAGTAAAAAGTATACACGGAATTGATCTTGACCAACAGGTAATACACATTGCAAAGAATAACTTTTGGAAGAAAAATAAAAAAGTCAAACTGATCGAAGGCGATGCATTTGTTAATTTTCCAAGAATTTACAGCACAGCAAAGTTGTTCATAAATACCTCATGCGAACACATGTCTCCAATGAACGATTGGCCCAATTGGTCAAAGGTGCGTGACGATGCATACTTTGCATTTCAATCTAATAATATGTATGGAATTCAAGGACATGTTAATTGTGTTGATACTATAGAAGATTTTAAAAAACAACTTCCAAAACATGCTGTGGTTTTGCACCAAGAAGAATTAACTGATGATCGAGGCACTAGATTTACACTTGTAGGAAGAGCATGGTCTGACGAAGCAATTCAAGAAAGAGATTTAGAAAAACAAAAGCAAGAAGATGAAAAACGTTATCGAAAGTTAGAAGAAGAGTCAAGACAACAACAGAAGAAGTTGGAAGAGGAACTAAGACAACAACAGAAGAAGTTGGAAGAGGAACTAAGACAACAGCAGAAGAAGTTGGAAGAGGAACTAAGACAACAGCAGAAGAAGTTGGAAGAGGAACTAAGACAACAGCAGAAGAAGTTGGAAGAGGAGTCAAGACAACTACGCAAATTGCTAGAACAGCAAACAAAGGAAACAAAGGAAACCGATATGGCAAATTATTTAATAGAAAATGGTGCATTAGACCAGTCTCAGACAAAAATGCTGGAATTTATCAACGGACTATCTATTTTAGATAATAATTCTGAGATAATTGTGTTTGGTTGCAAACACACAGTTGAACTAATAACTACCTTGGCTAAAGACGTCAAACGATTGTCTGGCTTTGATCGTGATGATTTATTGGTTAGATCATTAAAGCATGGAGTATTTGACGAACACGCTAATATAGAAATTATTGATGCTGATGTGATTACTAAAAATGCAAAACGATTTGAAGATGCAGATCTAACCATCAATACCATATGCGAACACATGCCGCCTATGAAAGAATGGGAATCTTGGAAAAGACTTAAACCAGGTTCTCATTTTGTGTTTCAATCAAACAATCGAACTGGTAAAGAAGGACGTATCAACTGTGTTACATCCTTGGCCGAGTTTAAAACACAGCTTCCAATAAATGTAGAAGTATTGTTTGAAGACGAAACAGCAGATGAGAGCGGTACTAGATATACTCTCATTGGAAAACTAACAGCTTGATAATTGGTAAATTTATATTTTAAAAGTTCTTTACTTTTTTTAATATTCGTGTACAATTAACAATGTGGTCGTGAGTGGAACTGGCAGACCTGCCGCTTTTTCCTAGGAAGGGCTGGCGACGGGGCAACGTCCTAGACAACGCCTTTGTAGGTTCGAAACCTACCGACCACACCAGATACTATAATAGTATTAGAACATAACTTTAAGGAAAACATTATGTCAACAACAGTAGAACAACTAAAAGCAGACTTCGAAGCATTTTTGGCTGAGGATGCAAAATTCACAGCAGGCAATGGTGCTGCAGGTACTCGCGCTCGCAAAGCTCTACAAGAAGTTGCCAAGGGTGTAAAAGCTCGCCGCAACGAAATCACAGAAGAAAAGAACGCTCGCAAAGAAGCCAAGGCTTAAAGATGAGCAAGAAAGATCTTGACGATCCCGGTGTAGGCATTATTGCACAGGATATCTGTACATTAGATCTAGGTTACGGCGCTGTCCCTCCCGACTATGGTAACATTAGTTACAGTGGCGGCGTCGATACTATCACCATAGATAGCAGTACTATGAACAGTATGTATAGTTCGGGAACTATTACCTTACCAACGACTACTATTACCAATGGTGGATATACGATTGGGGCTGCTGGCAGTAGTGGACAGTTTTATACTACAGGCACAAATGGCCATAACTGGAATAACCCGCCAACGGTTAATATCACCGGCACTGGCATTGACATGGCTGCTGGTACTGATATTAGTATAGACGGCAAGAGTTTAAAAACTTTTATGAATAAAATGGAAGAACGCTTGGCCATACTGGTTCCCGATCCTAGTAAACTAGAAAAGTTTGAAGCACTTAAAAAGGCCTATGAACATTACAAACTGATGGAATCGCTCTGTCAAGAACAACCTAAAGAAGAAGATTAAATAATGGATGTTAAACTGGTATCCTACAGTCAACCCACTGACGAATTTAGAGATCTGGGCATCGATGATGCGCAGGAACTCATTGCGTATTGCGCCCGTGTGTCCAATCCAAGCAATCAATTTAACTCCGAGACATCAGAGAAGCTTATACGATACTTGGTCAAACATGCCCACTGGAGCCCACTTGAAATGGTCTCAGCCTGTGTTGAAATTACCACAACCAGAGACATCGCAAGACAAATCCTTAGACACAGAAGTTTCAGCTTCCAGGAATTCAGTCAACGCTATGCTGACCCAACTAAAGATCTCAAGTTTGTTACAAGAGAAGCCCGACTTCAAGACCCCAAGAACAGACAGAACAGTGTCGAAGTGGAAGATCAACTGCTACAAAATGAATGGTACAGAGCTCAACAACGAGTCATCTATGCCGCACAGAGAGAATACGAGTGGGCTATCAAGAATGGCATAGCCAAGGAACAGGCTCGTGCTGTTCTACCCGAAGGCCTAATTGAAAGCAGACTGTACATGAACGGCACCCTGCGTTCGTGGATTCACTTTATTGAACTGCGTAGTGGCAACGGCACACAAAAAGAACATCAATTAATTGCCCTAGCCTGTGCTAAAGCCATTGCTGCCATATTCCCAATGAGCGAAAGCCTGGTACAAAATGGATAAGCTGCCGGAGTTCTGCGAGAATTATGAAGTACGAGTTCTCAACGATCAAAAAAAGAGGGCAAGATATCATCCTCCTCGCTTTTTCACAGACCCAGAGAATGCCTCTATTATCAGAGACGATCTAGTTTCCTTTGAAACTGAGCGTGTATTCACTGTTGAAATTCCTGAAAGCAAATTGCGAGCCTTGGTTGAGCTTGAACAGCGTTTCTTTAGATGGCAAAAGCACACTAAAGGAGAAGTAGACTTCTTTGATATGTTGATGAGCAAAGAGCGTGAAGAAGCAGCTTTTAGATTTTCAAACGAAGCAGTACAAAAAGCATACGAACAATATAGTTTGATGCTTAATCTAGCAGGTTATCAAAGGAAATTTTAATGGAAACTCAAAAAAGAACAGTAGTAAGAATGTTAACATATCGGTTAACTGCTTGGTCATTTACTATCCTATGGACTTATATGTTCACAGGCAATATTGCTAATGCTACCGGTTTCGCTACAGCATTGCATATTCTTTTAAGTATAGATTATTACATTCATGAACGCATTTGGTTAAAGATCAAATGGGGCAAAATTGAATCATCTTGACAGGTTTCTAAAAAGATAGTATAATTAAGTTGTTCAACAGAGAAAATATACTATCATGGCACATCATTCAACATATTGGAGTTGTACTCCTTTCGCAGATTGGCTTCGCGGAACCAAAAAGCTCAGTGCCGGCACCGCCGAAGAATGGGACGAATGGACCAACGCTGCCAAAATCAAGCATAACTTTCGCTATTGGTTAGCCGAAGACGCACTAGGGTATGTTCAAGACTTTGTCACTTGGCCTAACAGGAAATTAAATGATATTCGTTACTACATTAATAACCGTTGGATTACTCGCAGTCACAGCCTTACTGCTCATCCCAGGAATATCAAACCGGGAGATTGGTGTGATGTTGGCAACCGTTTCCTTCCTTGCCTTTTCAACGAGTTGGTGGATTTTGTTGAAATAGAACAAGCATGGCATCACTGTATGTGGAGTGATGAAATGAAAACCAAATACAGTGTGCCTTGGTACCGCAAGGGTTGGCTGCGCCTGCGTACATGGCGTTGTCCAGATGCTGGAATCGAGTACTTGGTATGGGCTAGTGGACTCAGAGTCAAAGAAGACATGGGCTGTAATCCCGGAGACAAAGGTTATGGCGAACTTACCTATCAAGCCAAGGCCGCTATAGAAATCCTCGAACTTTATCGTTGGTGGACTGTGGTCTACCCTAACCGCCCAGATCCCTATGAAGCCAGCGGCTGGACTGAGCACTGCGAGGCAATGCGTGTCAAGTATCCTGGCAGTATGTTTTCCAGCCTAAACTCAAAAGATCCTGCAGAACGTAAGGCCAGCGACAAGGCACACAAGCTACTTCGTAAAATTGAAGCGGCCTACGAAAAAGAAGATGAAGCAATGATGATTCGTCTTATCAAAATTCGAGACGGCCTATGGACCTGATTTGTTGTCAGACACCAAAATCGTACTCAGAAGAGCACGACTGTTTCTATTGTAAACCCTGTAATAAATGGTTGGAGGAAAAATGCGATAATGAAGAATGTGAATACTGCTGTGGCAGACCCCCAAAGCCCTCAGATTGCCAGCCCGTTCAGGATGTGGGTGCAGAATCTTTGGATAGATAACTGTGAGGAAAGACTTGTTTATAATCAAGATCCTGTTACAATACAACAATACTGGAATACATACAAATGGTGGATAAAGAGAGAATATCGGCACAGGAACCTGCAGAAGGCATCCTAAAACGCAGTGATTGGGGCGATGCCATTACCTATCAAGTGGTCTGCGAATGCCAGGATGCCAATCACGATCACAATGTTTGGGTTGAAGCTGATGAGGGTAATGTTACAGTTACCACATACACAACACAAAAAAGCAAATGGTGGACGCTAAATCGTTGGCAGACTATTTGGATTTTGTTGACCAAAGGCTACGTAGAATACGAAGCCAACATTATTATGACTGAGCAACAGGCCATTAACTATGCCGAGACTCTAAAGAAAGCAGTAGAAGATGTCAAAAATTTCAAAAAGCCCTGAACGGCACACCTTTCAAAAAGAACAGTACATAGAACGAATGAAAGAAAAAGGTGAAGCTGTAAACGAAGACTATCTGGCCATGTATGAATCCTATGCAGAACAGCACAAGGCCAAATTTGAAGATCCGGCAAGTCGTGTTGAGAATATGGAATACGATCTATTGACCACTGATTGGATTCTGGAGAAGGTTCGTGAAAGTGACATCTATGCGCAGAATCTCTATGCGGCCATGTGTAATAGAGATTTTATCAAACACGATGTTATGCCAATCCTTAAGAATCAACGATGGCATTGCAGTTGGAGATATGCCGGTGGTATCATTGCAGATATGCAACAACAAGGCGACTACATTGATTGGTATTGCAGTGGTATCAAACAACTTCCACCAACTGAAGAAGAATTTCAAGCACTATCACTGGAAGAACAAGCT